GGTCGATTCAAGGGCGCTCACGCGAGCCGATACGGCAGAAACTGCCGATGCACGGGTGGAAGCCTCTGAGAGGATGTCTGCCTCTGCGGCGGTAACCCTTGAGGTAAGGGCCGTTGCAGCGGTCACTACGTTGTCGATGCGAACTCCGAGCGCGGAATCGGCAGAAGTCCTTGCGGAAGCCTCTGAAGATACAGCACTTGTGCGGGCGCTTACCTCTGCGGCGAGGTCGGTTTCGAGGGTATTGATGTCGCTCTCTGCGGTCGTCACTCTACCGGCGAGGGTCGTCGCGGAAGCAATGATGCTCGCTTCGGCGGCAGTGGCGCGGTTGACCTCTGTTGTGAGGTTGCTGGCTGCGCTGGCGGCGAGGCTAGTGATGGCTCCGTTGATAGTGCCATCGGCGGCTTGGAAGGCGCTAACGACTTCCGTCAAGCTGTCGAGGGCTGCGCCGTCAACATTGCTCAACACGTTATCGATGCGGGTTCCGAGTGCCACCTCAGCGGCGGACGCACGCGATACCTCTGCGCTCACTGCCGAGGTGAGAGTGGATTCAGCAGCTTGGGCGCGGGTGATTTCCGAATTCAGCGAGGATGTCACGGAGGACACTGCCGAGGTTCTATCGGTAATTTCAGTTGCCAAATTTGCAGAAACTACTCCTTCAGCGGCAGTTGCACGCGAAATTTCTGCATTTAAATTGGAGGTGAGTGTCGAGTCCGCTGCGGAGCGAAGCGAGGCTTCGGCGCTGACCGCGGAATCTGCGTAAGTCTTTTTCGCAAAGACGTTTTCGCCACCAATCGCGAGAACGCCTTCTGCCGTTCCGATGAAAAGTGACTTGTTTAGTGTATCATAAGCCAACTCAGAGAGTTGCAACGATGAGGGCTGACCACTGCCCCGTTTGATTTTGATGATTGGGTTCGCCATTTGATTTATTGTGTTGGTTTTGTTGGGTTTGTGTTGTTGTTTTGGGGAAGATTAGAAGTCACCGCAGTCGATGAGGGCATTGAGGAGGACGTAGGTGGTTTCCTGCCAGCGGTAGGTCTGCCCTTCGGCGAGGTCGATGTAGAGTCGGGCCGAGCGACCGATCTCTGGGAAGTCGGCACGGGTCGGATATTCGACGATGGACTGCGCGATTTCGGGCAGGATGAGGTCAATATTGCTGAGATCGAGTGTCTGCGCTAGGTTGGCATCGGTGATGGTTGTCATGCGTAGGTCGATGTCTCCCGGTTATTCCAAGCCACGTTGGTTGCGGTGGCGCTGGAGGTGATCGATCCTGCGGACGACACTGCCGTGCGGGTGATCGTCCACTTGGCGACTGCGGCGGGCGATCCGGTGGCAGGGACATCGGAGTTGAGCAGCATGCCGTAGAAATTGAATGTGCCTGCGGTATTGGTAGCGAAGGCGTGGACGTACAGGTCGGGAACACGCTGCGAGGCGGAATAGAGACCGAGAACGACGACGACGACCTTGGCTAGGTTAGGTATAGCCGTGGAAAACGTGATCGTGCCGGCGCCGTGATTGACGAGGTAGTCGATGGTCGGTTCTTGTACGACCCCGTTGATGGAGACGATGACGTGGTTCGGGTCGCTGGACTTGAGGCCGGTGATTGCGAATGTCTTGGCGACCCCGTTGCCGTACAAGGTGTTTTTGGCCGAGTCGATGACGCCTGCCTGCGGGAGACCGAAGTTGAAGACAGCGGTGTCGTTTGCACCCGTGTTTGTCACAAAGGGAAGTTCTGCGCCGGTCACGGTGCGGACACTGCCGAGAGTCACATGAAGAGCGGGGTAGCTGACGCCACCAGCAGGACCACCACCCGAAGACTGCGAGGCATCGATGCCATCGCCGCCATTGCGGGAGGAGACGAGCTTGCTGCTCATCCAAGCGGGCTTGATTCGGCCCTTGCGTTCGGTCGAGTCCCGGCGGATGGCTGGGCTTTTGGCAAGGGAATCGCTGTCCTTGGCAAGGAGGAGCGCCTTGTTGGCATCGCCAGTGAGCGGAATGGCAAGCTTTGAGGCGAGATTGGCCGTGAGCAGGTCAATGAAGAGGGAATCGAAGAGGGTGACATCGGTGACCTTCTTGACGTATTCCAGCGTGATCGCCTTGCCTAACCAGACATCCCAGTCGGTTGTCCATCCCGTGGTGACGCCGGGTTGTTTGGTCGTGCCTGCAACGAGGCATCGGTAGACGACTCCGTTATTGGAAACGGCATTGCCGACCTCGTAGGATCGGTCTACGACCCAAGCGGGCGTGCCGGAATCGGCGTTGCTCAGAACAAAGTTGCCTGCGACCTCCCATGAGGAATCGCCGGTGGAATAATCGTAGTCATTGACCCGGAAGACGCGCAGGCAGTCGGACGGGATCGGGTAGCGATAACTCCACTTGTACTCTGGGCGAGGCAGGGTCTCGATGACGGTCCCGCTCTTCATGGCCCACGTCCACGATCCGGCGAGGAGCATGGCATCGCGCACCTGTGGGTAGAGCGATTTCGCGAGGAGCATCGCCTGCGAGGAGGGGCCGAACTGCTCGGCAGTTCCGACCCGTAGGATGGCTTGCCGACAGAGTTCGTCTTCGGTGAGGATAGACGATGGACGCGAGGAGGCACGGGTCTCGACTGCGCTCTTGAGCGAGGTCTTGCCCGCGAGGAACTGGAGTTCCTTGAATAACTCCTCGGACTTCATTTATTGGCGAGGCGCTGCGGTGGGTTGAGATTCCATGAGTTGGGAAAGCTTCATCGCGAGGGTGACCGTGAGCATGTTCGTGAATACCGGCGGGAACTTGGTCGCATCGGAAACGATGGCGGTGGATTCCAGTTGGATGGTCGGAGTGAAGTTGGTGTGGATGAAACCGGAAACGATTTCCCATTGGCCAAAGTTCTCGTCCTCATCGACGCCATTGACGCGAAGCACCTTGAGAGTTGAGACAGGAAGGGCATATCGTTTGGCGTAACCGAAGGCCGGAGGCGCAGCGTCTGCTGCCAAGGTTGTTTGCGAGCGTGCAAACTGCCAATCGAAGTCGGCGAGGAGTTCGTTGCGAGTCTGGTCGAAGAGCGATGTCGCGATGGACATCGGCTCGCCATACGGCTTGAAGACATCGGCACTTCCCACCCGGAGGATGGCTTGGCGGCAGATTTCCGAGACCGAGTTAGCCGAGGTGGTCAAGCGGGGTTTCGCGGATTTCTCGATCAGAATTTTCACGCTGGGGCGTTGCATGGTCTCCATTGCCACGGTTGTCATGGCGGCGACGAGATCGCCACTGCCAGTCAGCGGCAGAGCAATCTTTGATGCGATGCGAGCGATGAGCGCCTCGATAAATGGCGCGGGAAATTCAGCCACGTCAGTGATATGAGCGGTGTAGTCGATGATGATCGGAGCGCCGATATCCGTGTGGAGGAATCCCCCCATGATTTCCCATTGTCCAAAGTTTTCCGTGGTGTCGATGTTGTTGACTCGCAGGACTTGAATCACATCGGTCGGTAGCGTGTATTTCTTCGTGTACCCTTGTGTTGGTGCGGTCCCAACGAGGAGAGTGACTTGTTTTTTCGCGAAGGCCCAAGGCGCATCGGAGAGGAGTTCTTCCAGAGTGTGATCGTAGAAAGAATTCGCAAAGACCATCGGTTGGCCCTTCAAAGTATCGATGGACCCAAGGCGCATGATGGCCTGCTTGCAAATCTGCGAGCGGTTCACAATGGTGTTCGATGAGGAGGCGTCTGCGACAGAAGTGATTTCCCGTTGCAGTGCTGGACGAGCAACTAGACTTTCCATCTCCTTCATTGCCGCCATCGCTTGCTCGCCTGCACCAAGTGCCATGGAGAGCTTGTAGGCGAGACGCACAACGACCATTTCGATGAAGATCGCCGGGAAGGTGGTGTCGGCAGGAAGGGCGATGTAATCCACCGAAATCGGGGAAACAATATTCGTATGGATAAATCCCCCGACCTCTTCCCATGTGCCGAAGTTCTCCGTGGAATCAATGCCATTGACGCGCAGAACCTTGATGGCCCCAGTTGGGCTTGCGTATTTGAAATCGTACCCGAATGAAAGAGGGGTTGAAGTGATGCCCGATGCCTGCATGCGGGCGAAACGCCAATCGTAGTCGGAAAGGATTTCGTTGACCGTCTGCCCATAGAATTTGGCCGCAAATACAAAGGGTTGGCCTTGCTGCTTGAACGTGTCGGCGCTGCCGACCCGCATGACCGCTTGCCGGATGATTTCCGCTGCGGTCGTGGTGAGAGTGCCAGAGTAGTTGGCGACTGCCTCGACTGCCTCAAGGAGGGCAGGCTTGGACATGAGGAATTGCAGTTCTTTGAAGAGTTCTTCGGATTTCATTGGGTAGGTGCGCTATGCGGTTGAACTATGCTATTGAGCTTGATAGCGAGAGTGACGGTGAGGATGTGCGTGAAGATGGGTGGGAACTTGGAGGGGTCGGTGACCTTGGTTGTGATGTCCACGACGATTGGGGTCACTAGATCGGTGTGGATGTAGCCACCGACGACTTCCCACTTTGCGGTGTTGTCGGCATCGTCGATGTTATTGACCCGGATGATCTGCCCCGTCCCTGCGGGGATGGCGTAGCGGTAGGCGTAGCCGGTCGTGGGATTAGCGGCATCCTTGGTAATGGAGATTTGGGAGCGGGTGAACGACCACTGGAAATCGGCGAGGAGTTCGTCGCGGGTGACCTCGTAGAACGACTGAGCAAGTGCCATCGGTTCGCCGAAGGGTTCAAAGAGATTGGCGCTGCCGACACGCAGGATCGCTTGTCTGCAAATCTCAGTCGCGGTCAGTGTGCCTGCGGTGATGCGTGCCGCTTGCGTCTTCTCCGTGGCATTGGCGAAAGCAGGCTTGCCGAGCATGGCCATGTAGAGTTCCACGGTCTGCTTGAAGAGGTCTTTACTGCCAGTGAGTGGCATGGCAAGGACGCCTGCGAGCTTGACGGCAAGTAGCTCAGTGAAGATCGCCGGGTACTTGCTGGCGTCCGTGATGTTGGCGATGTAATCCAACGTGACGGGAGAGGCGAAATTGGTTTGGAGATTAGTGCCAAGGATTTCCCATTGGCCGAAGTTCTCGCTCTCGTCGATGTTGGCGACACGAAGTGAGCGGATGTAGTCGCTGGGTAGAGCGTACTGGTAGGTGTAACCACCGAGCGGGGTCGTGGCGGTAATGAGGTTGTACTGCTTGCGGCAGAACTGCCAATCGAACTCGGCTTGGAGTTCGGCTACGGTCTGAACGTAGAAGAGCGTGCAATACTGCGCCTGTGCGGTCGCATCGGCGAGCGTGGTGATACGGGAATCACCTAGTCGAGCGAGGGCCAAGTTGCAGATTTGAACGTCCGTCATTGAAGCAGTTTGAGAGAGTTAAAAAAGTGGGTGGCAGACATTGTCCCGGTCTGCCAGCGGGGTGCTTGAATTAAGCTTCGTCGCAAGCGATCTCGACGACCTTCTTCTCTTCCATGCGGACAGCGGCGAGGCTGGCCACGGAGCGGATTTGAAGGGAGTGCGAGAGGTCCGTGCGGACGTCCATGTGAGTCTTCAGTCCACGCTCGGCCAAGATCACGCCCGACTTGACGTAGGCGTAGCAGGAACGAACGGTGGAGACTTTTGTGAGGAGTTGGCTGCGGCGGAATTTGAATCCCATGAAGGTATTCAAAGCCCCGTCCACCAAGGCGCGAACGCTGTTGTAGTCTGCCGATGTCGCCTCGACCGTGCGGAGCAGGTCTTGGAGTTGCTTGGCGGACACAACCATGATGCGCTCCTCTTCCTCGTCAATTTCGTTGCTGTCGAAGAGGAACTTCGCAGCGCGGAGCTTGGCAATGGTGAGACCGCTGTTGGCAGCAGTGCCGGATTCCACATAGTTGACAGCGACCTTCTGGCCTGCTGGCAATACGGTGGCCGTTGTGCCGGTCGTGCCTGTGTAGGCAGTGCCGCCGAGAGCGCCGATGATGATCGTGTCGCAGGTGCGAGCGTAAGCTTGAGCATGCGATTGGATGATCGGGGATGTCGGAAGGACAACCTCACCGAGGAGTTGCTCATCAAACTCGTCAACGAGTTTCGCGCAGTCGTATTGCTGCGGGCGAATCCAACGCTTGGCCATCGCTTGATCGGAGATACGGGTGTCGCGTGAGCGATCCGTGATCTGAGTCATCGAGGTTGCGTCGATTTGATTGTAGGATTTTTCTTTGCCTTCGATTGAATCAATCGTGACATATTCTTTCAGCTTAGAATTCTTTTGCTGAACGAGGTGTTTCCAGTTGCTGTCGAACTGGGTTGTGTAGTGATCGGGGATGTTCGTGAGAACGCCGTTTAAGTTAGCCATTTTATTCCTTTAGTTGAGTTGGGTTGGTATCAGTCGAAACTGATGGATTTGTTCTGCTCCCTTCGCTCTCCGAGTGTCCCGTGTGGGGTCAGCGGCGGCGGGTAATTAGGGAGCAGGCTCAACAAGGAGGTGTCTGCTCTGACGGTCTTACGTTTCAGCCCGATTTAGTATCAGTCAAAACATATTTTCAAAAATGTTGCGGGGCCGGGAGTCGAACCCGGAACTCAAGGGTATGGGCCTTGCAAGATACCTTTTCTCCACCCCGCGAAATTGTTATCCCTGCTTGAGCAGTCCGGTCACCAGAGTCGCGGCCTCGCGGTCGCCCTCCATGTACCGCTTGTGCCAGCTATTGTCGGGATTGCTCATGATGTCCTTGGCGCGGGCCGAGCCGGTCATAAACTCTGAGCCACTCATTGAGCGCCCGACCTTGTCCTCGCTCATCATCTGAGCCATGCGAACGAATCCACGCACGACTTCGGGGTCCGCAAATCCCTGTGAGTTTGCATTGACTCCCGCGATCTTCGCGGCCTGCTTTGCAAGTCCGATGTTCTTCTCAAACTCCCCTCCCCACTCCTTCTTGAGGGTGTTCACTGCATCGACATGCTGCTTTTCAATCTGCGCCTTCATGCCCTGCATTTTGAAATGCTCCATCTTCGCGTGTTCGGTCACTAGCGCCTTCATCGCGGAGGGCGGGATGTTGTGCTTGTGGGCGATCTCAGCGTAGTTTTTGACATTGTTGTCATCCCACGTCATGCCCTCTGGGAGCGCATCGGGAGCGAACTTGTACTCGTCAATCGTATCGGGAACTCCGAGCGAACGACGAAATGCGGCGACCTCTTCGGGTGAGGATTTCTCATTGGGTACGCCAAGCTTTTTTCCAATCAGCGCATTCGCATTCGCGAGCGCCTTGGCTATGTCGGGAACGCTCTTGTATTTACTGAGCGTGTCCTTGTAGGCGGCAGAATCCTCCGGGAGGTTATTCGCCCAACCCTCGGCAAATGTGCCGTCTGGGTTGACGTATCCTTGTTGTGGTGTTGCGGGCGTCTCCGTTGCGGCTGGCGCTTCGGCGTTGGTGTTGGCGGCTCCTGTGTCGAGCAAACTCTGCTCGGAGGAGGTGTCGGTGGTGTCTTCCATAAATGGTATCAGTCAAAACAGACCTACTCTTCGGGGTGGTAACCGAGATGGGTCTCACGACCGGCGTAGGTCTTTTGGAATTCCTCTGGGGCGTAGTCGCGAAGCCATTCCACAAGCTCAATGGTCTTGTCTCCGAGCATGGGGTCCATATCGGGGCGTGGTGGGATGTCGGTGTTTTTCTTGCTCATTTTTTGATGACTTTGCGTTTGGGCGTTTCGATATCGCCATCGGCGATGACGGGGCGGCGAAGCATGGTCTCGATGTGGATGAGAACGCCCCGCTGACCATCGCGAAGGGCGGCGACCACGGGGTTGAAATCGTAGCCGGGGAGAAAGACCTGCGAGTCGGTCGCGAACTGATGCTTGATGTCAGCGATGATGAGAGCGCCATCCTTCGTGTTGAATACACGGTGGTAGGCATTGGTGAGGCGCTGGCGCTCACGCTCACGCTTGAGGGCGGCAGATTTGTCTTCGGGAGCCATCATGCCATACCGGGGATCATTTGAGCGATGGCCGAGTCTTGCTTCACGCCACCGACCTTGCCGATGGCTGCGGCTTGACGCTCCATCTGCTCTGCCTGCGCTTGTGCCTGTGCGGCCTGCGCTCGTTGTGCGCGGGTCTGGGCGACCATTTCCTCATCCATGAGCCAGCGGGCTGGCAGGCCATCGTTGCGGGCCATGTCACGGGTGATCTCGTCGAAGTCAAAGTTGTCCAGCATCTCCGGGCGCAGATTGGCAAAGGGCAGGAGCATCTCGCTGGTGCGGATGAAGGCGGCGTTTTCGAGCGATTTGATCGCAAGTGCGATCCGCGAGTTGTAGGAGACCTCTGGATCGGGAACCATGCCGGTCATCTGAAATGCCTCTGGAGGAGGCGGGAACTTGCCAGCACGCGCAAGGATCGCGAAGACCCGGCGAAGGAGCGGATTGAATAGCTCAGTCGTGAGACGAGCGAATGTGGGAGAAAATTGGATGAGCTTTTCGCTCGCACGCTCGGCGACTTCGCGAGCGGTCATCTGCTTCTGGAGTTGAGCGAACATCTGGAAGAGGTCCACATGGAACGCTTCGTTGATCGCCTTGCGTTTTCCTTCAGCCCGCTCGACGCCGATGTCGTAGCGCCCGCCTGTTCCCCATTCCTTCGGGGTGGCCTGCGGGTTGTTCGGATCGAAATACGTCACGCCTCCCGCACGCAGGTCGATGTCGCCATCGAACCCAGCAGGGATGAGGATGCGCGGGAAGGCGTGAATCTCTGCCAGAGAATCGAGTTGCTTCTCAAGGAAGTTGAGTTGCTTGCATTCGGGAAGAGCGGTCCAGCTTGGCGAGTAGCCGTAGCACTCGCTGTTCTTCCATTTGAGGTAGCGGGTGACAAAGAACGGTTGCTCATCGAAGCCCGACTTGAGGAAGACATGCTTGGTCGCCTTCTCCACATAGACAGAGGCGTAGGGCTTGTTGGCCCCATCACGCTTGCCATCCTCGATCTCGCCCGGTCCGCGAGGAGATATGAGGTGGATGCAGGTAAATTTCTTGTTGGAGTTGGGCTTCTCCAAATCCTTCCGCATCGCCTCGGTGAGGGCTTCGATGCCGAACTTGAGCGCGGCCTGCCGAGCCGTGACTTCGTACTCGCGGGAGAGTGTATCGACGTAGCCCTCGTCATCTTCGCTGATCGCGAAGCTTCCCATGTCGAGCTTGGTAAAATTGAGTGAGTTGTTCTTGCCTCCTTCGACAAGAATCGCAGCAGTCCCAAAGCATCCTCTGTCCAAGTAGAGTTCGTGGATTTCCGTGTAGAAATTGGATCGGCTGAGTTCGGCCTGCATGACCTCGGTACAACGCTTGAACCATTGCTCGACCTCGTCCTCAGACTCCATCGACTTCGGAGGTTCAAGGCTGAACCATCGACTTTCGAGTGGCGTCATCCATGAGAGTTGACCATTGGCCAAAATCATGTTTGCCCGCACCGCAGTTGCGTCAAATAACTGCGACTCATCGTCCGTGGTGGGCGATGTGTTTTGCGTGAACATGCCTGCCTTGCGAGGCATCACATATTTTGCAATGTCTTCCCAGAGCGATTCCCAAGAGGCACGCTGATGGACGAGTTCAGCATGACGCTGAATGACCTTGTCGGCGAGATCGGGATTGTTGCCGTTCATCGGGTATCAGTCAAAACTATCCGAGAGTGGACTGATATCCTTGGTTGGATTCACCGGCTAGGATGCTCTTTCGCATGCCCTGCCTGCGTCTGGCTGCGGCGGCTTGGTCGTCGGGAGCATTCTGATCCACTTGAGCGCCGGGGGCGGCTTTGCTCGCCTCCATCTTGCCCATTGCGAGTTGGCCGTTATACTTTTGGTTCGCTGCCGCCAACTCTTGATCCCGCATCTGCTTTTGCATCATCGCTTGCTGCGCTTGAGCACGTTCTTCCGCTGCCTTCATTTGCGCTGCGGCGGCGGCTTTTTCGGCTTCACTTGGACCCTTTGGTCCACCTCCGAACCAAGCTAGGACGGGCGAGAGGATGGGGTTGAGTTGGTGGTCAATGAGTCGCATCGTGGTTTTATTTTCGAGGTTTCGTAAATTCGGAGAGGTCGATTCCGACGACTCCATGCGACTAACGGAAGGGTGTAAGGGGCGAAATGGCAAGGATTATTTTGACTGATACCACAATATATTGCGATCAGCCAGCAGTTCTGACACAACCTGTGGTATGTGTAGGCGGCATCGCGCCACCGTTCCTGCGGGTCGTGGATATCCACCGGACGGGCGAGCATAAAGAAGTCCTCAGTGTTGATGACGACCCCATTCCAAGCGGTCAATTCGACTTCCTCCGAGAAGGATCGCGGCTGCGGGTAGCGCCGGTAGAGATCGAGGATTTGGAGTTCCAGTTCGCGCTTCACCGGCGCACCTTTCCGAATCCACCCCCTCGGAATCCGGCCACCACTCTGGACGCTTCGCCCCGTTCGGCCTTCCGAGGGATCGCGCTGCGGTCGATCACCATCCCTCGCTTGATCGCTTGGTGCGAGAGGCTGAACGCATCGGAGTAGTGCGATGACCAGTCATGCACCGGCACGTCCTTGATGGTTACGCCATCGCGCTCCTCCTTGGCGTGATAGGCATCGAGCGCCTCTAGCCCATCGGCACATCCAGACTCATTGATCGAGATGCGAGGGAACGCATCGTTGGCTAAGTTGATGCCATCCCACACGCTGTTCTGCCGCGGCACAGGGCAGACGCCTGTTAGCCCGCTGCGGCCCAGCGCCTCCTGCCAGAGACCACCGACCTCCGCTGCGGCGTCATGCGGGATGAAGTGGCCTCCGTAGCCGTACTGCTTGGCCTTGAGCCGTGCTGCCCAGTCTGCGGGCGTAGCGCACTCATCTGAACCAGAGAGCGCCTCGATGTAATTGATGCGGTCGCCGACCATCTGCCATATCCACACCTTCTGGTTCAGCGGAGCGCCGACATCCCATGAGGTGTACACCGGCAGTTCCTTGAACCACAGGATGTCATTGGTCACCCGCTTCTCAGCGCGGGCCTTTTCAAGTGACCTCACATAGATCGCACCCGGACGTCCCACGTTGAAACTGCACTCGTACTCTTGTTGATAGGCATTCTCCGTGGTCCCCTTGCGGATGTCATCGAGTTCGGCGGCAGGAATGATTCCGCTCTCGCTCGCACGTTGCATGAGGGAGAACCACTCGCTGTCCGCGCAGGCACGGTTCCATTGTTTCCAGAATAAGTTCCTGCCCTTCGGCGTGCCGACCCATGTCGCCCATCCATTGTAGTCGGTTAAGGTTGGCCGGATGACATTATCCCATGCTGCTGGATCGAGATCAGCCGCCTCGTCCATCACCACGCCATCGAGGTAGATTCCGCGCAGGCGCTCAAACGCTTCGCCAGAGTAGAGTCGGATGGTCGCGCCATTGTGAAAGGTGATAGCGAGATCCGCCTTGTTGATGACCACTCCGGGGATTTGAGAAGTGAATTGGACAAGGTATTTCCACGCGATGTCCTTCGCCTGCTCGCGGGTCGGAGCCACATAGGCATAGCGGAGCGGTGGCCCGCTGCGCTTATGCTGGAGCGCCTTCACGATGAGGTCTTGGATGCACACGAATGACTTGCCAGCGCGGCGATGCAGGACCATCACGGCCCAGCGTTGCGTGCGGTGCAGGTAGCTCGCGAGTTGCGGTCGCGGAACAATGGCGATGTTAATTTTGGCCACCGATGGTGAGGTTGATTTCCAACGCACCGACGATGTCTAGCTTTTCCGGCTCATTCCATCCCATCGCCTTCGCCAGCATCTCACCGTATTTCGCGCAGGTTGCCGATTCCGGTGGCATTTCCATGAACCGCTCGCGGAGTGTTTCGAGGTAAGTCTCTCGCTTGTAGGTCATCTTCGATTCCACCTTGGCGCGGAGTTCTTCCACTCTCTTAGTGATATCAACATTTTTCAACAATCGCTCACCTCCCTGTCCTGCTCCATTTTCGGAGTAACCGGCACGGATATAGGCTTGAGTTATTGAGAGACCGCTCGCATAGGCTTGGCAGAACGCTTCTTGTTTGGGGTTGATCTTCATGTTCGTTCGGTATCAGTCGAAACTTGTCTTGACAAGATTTGTCTTCCCCCTTTTATAATCCCCACAGCTTCGCGTATTTCAATGGTCGTCATTTCTTGCGCTTTCGTTTTGCACTTGGCTTGGCGGAACGTGATTTCGATGGTTTCCGGGTCGTCGTCTTCGATGAGTTTGGCGTAGCGCAACTGGTCAATAAGTGGCTTGCAGCCGCCTGCATAATTATCGGCATCGAGGAGCCGCACGGCATGCCTCGTAATGATGACAGCAGTGCGAGGCGTGCGCGTTTTTTCTCCTTTTGGAGGAGGGTCCAATGCTGGCCGAGTAGCCGGTTGAGGCTTGGGGTTGTGTATCCCGGCAGTTGTAGAGTGAGAGTAGCTTCCATCTGGGTTGGGTCTGTAGCCGAGCTTTTCGAGTTGATCATGGGTCCAGTTCACTGCGCCTCCTTTTTAATCACATCGAGGATGCCCTTGAGTAACCTCACTTCCTCCCTAGCTTCGTTGCGCTCACGCTCAAGCTGTCTTGCGTGCCGCCATATAACCGGATGAGAGAACTTTGCCGCACTTCCAAGTTCATTTTCAAGATGATCTGTTTCTGGTGTATTCATATTTTAAAATAAAAATTCTTGGCGGCGACGAGCGGCCTCGATTTTGCGGCGTTCGGGCGTGGCTTGCCAAAAGCGTTTGCAGGCGGCGTCAATGTCGCCCTCCAGCTTGGCCCACCACCTGTCAGCGCGGTCGGAGCCGCAGGATTCTGTCCCTGCGGCCCCTTGGCAGACGATCTCCCGATTAGAACGAGATTTCTTCTTCATTGCGGGCGATTTTGAGGCGTTCGTTGAGGTCGGCGATGCGGTCTGGAGCAAGGGTTTCCGCAGCACCTTCCAGCGGGTTGATCCACTTGATCTTGAACCTGGCCTCGCCGTTGTATTCCTCGGCCTCCACCGTGATTTTGCACCTCTGGTTGAGGAACGGAGACTTGCCAGAGGAGAGCGAGTTGATATCCCACTCGCGACCAAAAGCCTCGTCGAGCGCCTTCGCCGTCCGTGCTGCCGCCTTCTCCGATAGCCATCCTTGCCAGACGATTTCGCGTCCGTGCTGGTCGCTGGCCGGATCGTCAATGAGGAGCGGGAGACGGATGAAATCCGTGCCGGTCTTCGTCTTGCCAAGCCATCCGTTGCCGGGGGCTTTTACTTTCGCGATGTACTTGCCTTCGGCGGTCACATAGCGGTTCTGTTGTTTGTCTGCGAGTTCGTGTGTTGTCATTTTTCTGCGTTGATGATGTTTGTAAACTCCGATAACCGCCGGAGGATCGGCTCGCCCCTGTCGGACGAGAGCATTTTTCTGAGGTCACCCTTGGCAGCGTTCGCCGTCCAAATGATGGGCAGTTCGTGGGAGGATCGGTGTTCAAGGAGGTCGAAGAGTTCTAGCTCCGACCGCTCGGTCATCTTCTGCTTACCGAGGTCATCGAGGAGCAGCACTTTGGTGCGGCGGCAGCGGGCGAGCGTGTCCTCGGCCAGCGCCTTGGATTGGTTGTCGTCATGCCACTGGTCGGCGCAGGCTTTAGCGAATGCCGTTGAGGTTATCCCGAAGACGCGAAGCCCGCTGAAATGCAGTCGCTTGAGCAGTATCCATGCCGCCCGTGTCTTACCGCAGCCCGCAGGGCCGATGAGTCCCATTCCAACTGGATTATACTGCCATGCCTCGCATTCGCGCAGGAAGGTGCTTGGGATTCGTCCGAGGTCGCTTTGGCGGTAGAGTGGTGGACAGAGGGAGTTGAACGCCTCCTGCCGCCTCTCCTGCTCCGCTGCGGCCTGCTCCTCGCGGAGCTTCTCGGAATGCCGAGCGAGGCAATCCTCGCAAAGCACCCGGAGGTTGGGGAAGTATCTCGATACGTTCTCGTCGGGTAGCGGGACCGACTCGAAACATTCCTCGCTCGCACAGGGTTGGTAGGTCATTACCATTGCTCTACCTCCTCGACCTTGGCTGGGGCCAATGCCGGTTCCACCTTGTTGAGCCAGTTGATGACAAACTGCCGGGTCTTCTTGCGTCCGGGGCGGGCGAGAAGCCACGCATCCATCTTGCGAGACTCGGCCTCGACATCGATGTTCGGGTAGTGCCGCTTCATTTCAGACCAGAACTCCTCATCGAGAAGATAGGATTTTTTCGGAGCGCCTACTTCTACTTTAGTAGAAGTATTAGAAGGTGAAGGTGAAGAAGAAGAGCATGCGTTTGGCATATGCCAATTCGATGCCGCCTTGATGCCAGAATCATGCGGTGGCATTGCCGTGGCATTGCCAACCCATCGCTTTTTAGCGTTTTCGCGTTGTTTTTCACGATACTGCTCCTGCTCCTGCCTAACCTCCTCAAGTCTCGCGTTTCGCAATAAACCGTCTTGGCACATACCAAACTTATGCCGGATCAATGCCACGGCATTGCCATGGCATCCTCCAAGGCGAGCCAGTTGAGCATCGTCATTTGGCAATCCATTGCTGTCCCATTGATAGCAAAGCAGGCGAATGTAACATCCGACCTCCTCTGCGCTCATCATCGCCGTACCGACTAAAAAGTCAGCAGGGTAGAATTGAAATGCAGGTCGTTTCATAATGAATACTCCGCGACCCGCTTGCCCGTAGGTGTCACAACTTTCTTCTCGGTTATCGGCCATCCCGCCTTACGCAACTCGCAGACGCGAGCCGCCAGTCGGAAGCAACCGAAGAGATTCAGCGCATCAATCGCCGTCACCCGGTGACCGCCGCGCAGGTAGCCCAGTATCTGGTTCGCCTGCGTAGGTCTGGAGTGACCGAATTCTAGTTCTGGCTGGGTCATATTACGCCTCCCACTCTTTTAAGCGCACGTTCTGGCGAGTAGCCTACCGCCACCAGAGCATCCACGATTTCCTCGTTGGTCGGGGCGCTGCCGCCGTACTCTTTGACGGCGCGATTGAAGACCCCGAATCCTCGCTTCATCGCAAATTCCATTGTGTGGAGCGACACGAAATCCCACCACACGATCCGCCTAGCAGCAGACTGAACGTGATCTGGGACGAATGAGAATGCCTCAACCCACGCCTGCCCATCGCGACCCCGCAACTCCTTCTCTTCTGGCCAGAGTGATCTCATTTCAGCGCCCTCGCTTTCTTGTCCTCAACGAGCTTTACGATGTCGCCCTTGCGTTGGGCATGTTGTTCCTGCACTGGCAAGCGCATCTTCTCATGCCACTCGCGGTACGCCTTGCCGCCCATGTCACCGCCCATCGCGGTCACAAGGTCATCGAGTCCGCTCTTCCCGGCAACCGCAGCAGACACGATTGCGATGCGGTCGAAGTACTCGCTGCCGGTCTGGTGCTGTAGCTTCCATCCGGGTAGCGACCCGCCATCGAGCAGGAGTTGCTTTGCCGCATCCTTGAGTGGCTTGAGAAACTCCTTCTCAAAGATTGATGCCGCCTTCATCACCTTCGCCAATCGAGTTGGATCGGCGAGGACGTTCTGCCGTACCTCGGCCAATGAGACCTCCGACTCCACTGCCGCCAGAGTCTGCACGACCGGCTCGACGACCTGTTGGCATCGGTCTTTCTTCACACACCACGCGCAGTACTCATTCGCGCAGGGTTGCTTGTTTGGATCGTTCGCAGAATCCACGATCCCCTTCACCCATTGCTCGGCCTCCTCGTAGGTGTAGCGGTAGTGGACAACCTCCTGCTGGTCACAAAACAGCAACACGCACTCCCAAGTGTCGGTGAACGTGCGAGCCATGTTGCCAAGGGCGTATGCCGCCTGCTGCTTATGATACGAGCGTGGCTGGCCCGACTTTAGGTCCAGGCTCAAGCAAAGCGCCTCCACCCGCGCATCCTCAGTCCCAACATGGGAGAGGTGCGGTGTGACCACCTTGAGAAGCGCCTCATCTGAGATGATCTCATGGTAACATGCAACGTCCTTGGCCGTCTGTACCGCCCACATCACCGAGTCCTGCTCCTCATCCGATAGCGCCAAGAATGGCTGGCGCTCGCCCATGAGAAGACCACGGAAGGCCAAGTCCATACGAGTCCCACGCTCTGCCGCAGGGCCAGAGACGGGGTTACTTTCAAAGCAAGGACAGAGATCGAGCTTGTCCAGAGCGGAGTGTCGAATCGTCGCGCTCATTATGCGACCTCCTTCAAAACGGCATCGAGGAAACGTGGCGTGTTCGACAGCACCCGGTTGCGGTAGCCCTCATCCGCGATGTCGCGGAAGGTCTGCCCCTCGGCGATCTGACCCTTGGCCAGCAGAAACGCATTCACCTTCGGCTCATGCTCAAAAATGCGCTTCTCCAACTCGTCTGCCCATGAGGTATCAATTGATACCACATCGGCCTCAATGACAGGTGTCGCAGGAACTGCAACAGGCTCGACTACCACCGGCGCTTCGATGACCTGCTCTACCACCACCGGCTCGGCCTTCACCGAGCGTGGCGCTGTTCTAGGCGCATCAAACTCGCCAACCTCCTCCGGCGTATACATCCCGTTGAGTACCGCAGGGAATGTCGCACGGACCCCCTCCGAGATCACCCGCGCCCGCAGCATCTGCCGTGGATACGAGCGCCAGTTGTCCTTACCGCCCAGCCCAGCCGCCTTGGCCCGTGCCATGTCCCAGTCGATGCGGAGCGATCCGCCCGCAGGGTGGCTGAAGGTCGCGGAGACTTTCTCGTTTGTGTGGTCGTGCCACTCGACACGCCCGCCCGATTGCTGGAAACGCGCCAGCATCGAGTCGGACTTGAGGCTCGCTCTGCCTTGAATGATATGATAATCAGAGGCCACCGATCCCGGATGACGCCCCTCGGCAGTCGCCACGATCATCAGCGCCAATGCTTGGTCCGCTGTCTTCATTCCGAAGAGACCCGATTTCACGATGGCGTTGGCCATCACCTGCATGTCGCCAAGTGCGACTTGTGTGTTGACTTGTTGTGTCAGTTGTGTATTACTCATTTTGTTATTACTGCTTTTCTTGTGGTTTTGACTTGACCCCGTTGGATTGCCGTCCTTCGGGGTCGTTTTCATTAGATGCCTGCACAAAGCTCGGTCATTTTTGCCGAGAATGTTTTATTGAAGAATGCTGACCTCTCGGTTGGCGTCTCCAGTGCCGTCTTATCGAGTTCGATTTGAGCGAAGCTGGAAGCCTCAGTGAGGTGTTTGTTTCTTTCGCGGATGTAGTCACAATTGTGACCGACTACTTCTGGCAATTTGTTGCCGTTTTCATCTTTCACTTCGGCGCAGTTGCATGTTGCTAGTTTCATGTTTTGTTTTCTTGTGGTTTGCCCCTTTCGGGGTCGTTTTCTTGTGGTGAGGGTGTTAATCCTCGAAATCTTCAAATTCACGCCACCGGCGCTTGCGCTCTGCATGGCGGCGATACCTCGCGAGAATGTCTGCCTGTCCTAAGCGGTAGCTGGCGTAGCACGAACCGAGCGTGAGGACCGCGAGAGCGAGGCCAAACGTGGCGCTCATTTCGACTTCCCTCCTGTGCTTCCTTCGTTAGCATTGCCCAATGATCCTGCCCGATTGGTTCGACCCAGATGCCCTTTACGAGTGCTTCCACACGCTGGCCCACAAAGGGCAGACTCAAATGTGTCGATCCCCGCTGCAATACGACGAAGACTGCTTCTGGCTTGTGCTGGAGTGGCAAGACACGCACGATGGAGAAATCCCCTCACATCGCCTTCCTCTGGACCCCAAGTGGCTACAGCCACCATTAAGCGCTGAACATCCATGGGTGTATCAAGTGACCTTGGAACCGTCCCAATAATTGTCATTTCGAGACCCTCCACGCGACCGCGACCAATGCGAGCGCCGGTCCCACGGAAAAAAGGAAATCGAGGAAGTAGCCGATGGATCGGCAGACGTAGGCGGGGTCGCTCATTTCGCCCTCCTGTTCGTGGTCGAGATTTTGCGGCGGCGATACCAGTTCTCAAGGACGGCCCGCGAGATGCGGTGACCGACTCGGTTGCCAAAAGGTTTGCTGGCCTCAATAGTTCCGGCATCGAGAAGCCTGTAAATCGTCTTTTTGCTGACGCCCAAAAGGGTCGCCGCCTGATCGGTTGTAATTTCGTCGCTCATGCCGCCTTTCTTTTGGTTGCGGGTTTCACCTTATTTTGATAAGGGGTGTCAGACACCCTGTCTAAAAAAATAGTTGCAGCCTCCCTCATTACAAAAGCAAGACTTCGTCGTTCTGCTTTGGCAATAGCTTGAAGCTGCGCCTTCATGTCTTTGTCGAGTGGGATCGTTATCTTGGTCATTGTT